TATCCAAACACAGTGCTTCGGATATTCCATGATTCTTGATGTATTTATACAAAACCCCTTACAGTTTTCATCTCATCCTCGTATTTTATTCACTCGTGGGGCTACAAAACAAGCTACTCCGTCGGGTGATACCCTATTAGGTGTATTAAGTAATTACAATTTGGCTGTTGCATTATTGCCCGACACAAATGATATGATCGTATCTGTCCTCAATAAGGATAATAATATGGAAAACGTTATTGTATCTAATATTCCCATTCAAGAACCCTTTCGTATTGGTATTATTGTATTGGAGAATGCATTAGAGGTATATCTAGATGGCAAACTTGTTAAAACGCGTGCCTTTCAGACTACCCCAAAGAGTGTGCTAGGAGACATTTATCCTGTTTCAGGTATTGAATCCAATATGGCAAAGGTTCGCAATTTAAAAATATGGCCCCGTGTCTTACTTACATCTGAAATACGGTATGCCAGACCATCGTTAAGTACATCTACTGAGATGGGTGCAGGCCCTATGCCCCCCTCCTCTACTTCTGCTATGTGCTCCTAAGTGGTGATCACAGATGAAGGAACAAATCAAATCCATAAATAGAGGTACCTATAGATGGATTTGCTACATCAAATCATAGGGGGAATTGTATTATTAATAGTGATAGGATATGTTCTTATTACCTATATTTATCCAGGTGCCGGCAATAACGATATACTTGAATCCTTAACGCCATTGAATAAAAAGAAAAATATTCTTATGCCCGATATAACACAGCAATCCATACTTGGAAGCAATGGTTCTACGGTAATGGGGTTTTATAAATTGAGTGATGGTAATCGAACTGCTACCTATCATGGAGCCTATATACCACTTCTTCAAGTGGAAAATAATTGGTATCTGGAAATTTCAGCAACTCCTTCTGAAAAAACAAAAACAAGTACACGTCTCCGAATAAAAACGAATCATGGAGGTACACTAAAGGAGGAAGTGATTGAATTACCTCCGATTCCAAAACAAAAATGGATATTTATTGCAGTTCTACGTGATGGACGGCGATTTGATGTGATCTACGATAATAAGATTGTTGCTTCTGAACGTCTTCAGAATTATCCGGTGGTGATTAGCAGTCCATTGTCTGTTGGAAATGAAGGAATTGCTGGGACAGTTGTTCATGTTGTTGTAAATCCATCCAGAATGGCTCCGAATGAGATTGAACGTATACGTCTGAATTATGTGGATACAAATGGCATGGTGCTAGAAGATAATAAGATTGATGTCAGCTTTCCAAATATAAGATTATTTGCACAATGTCCTCCCGGATTACCATGTGATTCTATTACGCGGCCTCCTAAAGGAGGATATCTTGAATGGGATACACCTTATGCTTAGGGCTGCATTTTTTGAAAAAAGTGCCATTTGGTCACTTAGAAAATCCTCGTATCTGACAGGACCATGGAAGCTACGAATACGAATAGTAGCCCCATTATACGATTGATTCCAGTACTCATCTTTTTTGCTGGACTCATTGGTTTATATTATTTATATCAATATCTATTTGGCCCGTCAAGTGGTAATGGTTATACGCTTCTTTCTACTACGCAATCTGCTCAAGTAGATTCGACCAAACCGATTACATTTACATCTAACCAACTGCCTCCTATTTTTGAAGGGGGTGAATTTACAATTTCCACATGGATATACATTACTACATGGGGATATCGTGCAGGATTAAATAAGTCGATTATCAATGTCGGCGGTCCCAATTTTGATACCATTCGTGTCTATCTTGGCGGAAATAAGCCCAAGCTAAGCGTGCGTCTTCATACGAAGGAAAAAGGGGCTACACCTTCTGCAACGCCTTCTAAGCCTTCTGCTACTATCGGTGATGCAGAGTCCTTGGAGAAAGCTACACAGAATATGACCTTTGCCAATTTGCAAACGGATTCTGGCCTATTAGACTCCTCTGCTATTTGTGATCTGCCAGAAATTGATTTACAACGATGGGTGAATATTACGATTGCTGTGAATGGAAAAACAGTAGACGTGTATCTGGATGGAAAACTGTCACGATCCTGTGTATTGCCTTCCTTTTATAAAGTCGATGCAGGAGGCTACTCTGCAAATCTGTTATCCTATGGTGGTTTTGGTGGACAAATTGCAAATACAGTAATGTATGATGCGGCGCTTCACCCAGAAGCAGTATATAAGAATTATATTGCTGGTCCTCAGCCTATTACGGGATTTGTACAATGGATTTCCTCCTTCTTTGCTCCTGGTGTAAGTATTTCAGTCTCAACTAGCACTTTTTAGAAAAAAGTGCACAAAAAGCACATTATAAAAAGTATACAGGTTGCAACATCATTTGTATACTTTTTAAAAAAGTGCAAATAAAAGAAGGACGACCATGATGAACATGTTCGGTATGAATAAAAATACCCGACCAAATCAATCAAACAATGCAGGTATTTCTGGCATAGTTAATTCATCCGGTAAAAACGTCAATAGTGGTGCATTATATGATGTTTTATTTGGGGTGATATGTGTTGTGGTTGTATTTATGACATTCATCTTTATTGAATTGATTTACAAATATATCCATCGCATGTCCATGAATCGAACAGATCTGTTGCCTTATACTTATGCCATGGATAGTCAATCTAAATCGATTGTGCAAAATCCAAATGTTAAAGGGGCAAAAACAGTCAATCTATCCGATAATGAACGCAGTGGAATTGAGTTCAGCTATTCCTTTTATATGCATGCCGATCCTTCTGCTTTTCGTCAGGAGCTCGGTCTATTACATATCTTCCATAAAGGGTACTCTTCCCAGTTTCCGTTGTTAGCACCCGGTGTTTACATGCGTTCGGATACCAATACGCTCCGAGTGTATATGAATACCTTTAAGACATGGAATAATTTCGTGGAAGTAGAGAACATTCCTATTAGCAAATGGGTTCATGTAGTTATTATTTGTCTGCAGGATTGTCTAGAAATCTACATTAACGGGAATCTGTCAAAGAAACTGTCATTTGATGGGTATACGCCTTATCAGAATTACGAAGACATCTGCTGTTTCAGCCAACGGCGTATTACGATGAAACACTCCATGGTACCATCGGTGGATGAGGCCGGTCTGGATGTATTTGGAGCCATGAAGGGCATGATGAGTCGCTTGACGTATTTCAGCTATGCGCTGGGTTATTCGGAGATTCAGGCACTAATGAATGAGGGACCTAGTTCGAAGATGGATTCGTCAAATGTATCACTAAGTCCTGGATATTTGAGTGATCAGTGGTGGACGCAGGGTAATTAAATTATCATTTGCATTTCTATTTTACACATATTAAGGAGTTTTAATATGTATAAAGTAATAGTATTACTGCTCGATGACAGGTGGTGGCCTCTTTGCACTTGTAGCATACGGAGCGCAAAATGTGCTGTTAAGCGGTAATCCAGATTTTACATTCATGTACAAGGCCTATAAAAAATATGCCCATTTCTCCGAAGAATCTGTGACCTTCTCCATGGATGGACCTCAGAACCTCTCTTATGATCAGCCTATTCAGGTTCGCTTCAAGTTTCAGCGTGTAGCCGATTTGGTCCGCGACATGTATTTCACCTTCACCCTTCCCGATATTTATTGCAAGTACATTGAAACCCTACCGACAGCTTCTGGTCGTAAATCACAGTATAACTTTGCATGGACTAATTACATCGGTTGTCATATTATACAGAATGTGGGGTTTTTCATTGGTGGACAGAAGATTCAGGAATTTGATGGGGATTACATGATCATGAAGGCACAGTGTGATTTGGACAAGGATGCCTTCCAAAAATGGCGAACCCTGGTGGGTGATATTCCCGACCTATATGATCCAGCAAATGGGCTGTATGGTGGTGGATCGACAGGAACAGGCTATCCGCTGGTGTATAATAATAATGGAAAAGGACAATCGACCACTACTCCGACAAATGTAAATCGCCCGTCTATTTCTGGCCGCGACATGCAAATTCCCCTGCCCTTTTGGTTTGCAGAATCTACCTTTGAGGCCCTTCCGCTGGTTTCGCTACAGTATCATGAATGCGAAGTTCAAATTACGCTTCGTCCGATCAATCAACTCTATACTGTTCTTGATGCAAATGGCTATCAAGTTGCTCCAGGATATCAATATAATCCTTCTCCTATCTCCCTGCAACCAGGAAACAATTACTCTACCTCTGTTTCGGATATTACGGATGTAGTTATTAATCAATTTCTGACAGATGTAGGAACGCCGACACCGCTTCTAAATACCTGGGAACTTAATCCACGAATTCAGCTAACGTATGTATACGTGACGGATGAGGAGCGTTCACAGTTTTCATCTGAGGCATTACAGTATTTGGTTCGTCAAATTACTACGTACGAATTTGATGGACTAACGGCAAGACAGTTTGTGGAGCTCAATACACATAATCCGATTGAACGCCTCATTTTGGCTCCGCGCCGATCGGATTCGCTGCGGTATCGTAATCAAGTAGCTAATTTTACAAACTGGATCAATCCATTGAAACCGCCTTTTATTGCTTCGGGTATTGGCGCTATTCCATCGGCCGCATGGCCAACTACTGTCAATCTGATCTCAGCTACTGGGACTGTAGTATTAAATGGTCAACAGTCTATTTTACAAACATTAACTATTTTGGGTGATGGAAACCCCTTACAGGAGGAAAAACCAATTGAGTATTTTACACAGATTGTTCCATGGAAATATATGACAGGCATTCCAGAACCTGGGGTGATTGTTTATCCATTTGCGTTGTCTTCACCAAAGACACAGCCGTGTGGCAGTATTAACAGTAGCAGAATCAAGTCATTTCAAGTAGATCTAAATATATTTCCATTGGCTGCCAACAGTTTTTATCAATACAATGTAACAATCTATGTGGAAAGTTTGAATTGGGTGACGATTTCTTCTGGTATGGGTGGACTCAAATAT